AAGTTGAGAAGTGAGTAACTTGCGTCTGCCTGTGTGTGTGCTATAATAGGGTATTAACAAAGAGAGAGGAGAGCTATATGGCTAAGGCTAAGATGAAAGAGGAAGAAGTCCTACCATTGGAAGCTAGAGTTGCACAGTGTATACATGACTTCCCAACTCCTAAGACAGCTCAAGATGCCCTCGATAGAGCTGCTGCGGAGTTCATGGTAGCCAACTTGTTACGTCAGCAAGCTGACAAACGCTACGACGCTGCTAAGCGTACCATCGTAGATGCTCATGAAGATGACATCGCCTTGCTACGTGGTCGTGCTGCTGAGACTATGACGAAGATTACTAAGAGCATCATGGGTGTTGATTGGTCTGTGCAACTTGCAGTCAACAAACCAGTTGTAAGTGCTAGTGCCAATGACTTGCGTACTGAGTTGATCAAGCTAGGTGTGAAGGCTGTACTCATTGATGAAGCCATCAAGAGTGCAGAGAAGAAGCACACTCCCGCTCTGACTATCACCACTCAACGCGAGTAACATGCAATGACCGACGACGACAACAAAGTCGTCAAGCTGCGCCAACCTAGTGCACCCAGCACTAAGGTTGGCGTTGCTGCTGATGATCCTATCAATCCCAAGTCCATCCTCAACATGACTGACGTTGAACAGGATGTATATCTACAACACCTACGCGAACGGCGCATGAAGGCTGTGGAGATCCTTAAGCGGGCTGATATAGCACGCCGCGAAGCTACCACAGTTGCCATCGCTATCCGCATAGAGAAGAAGGCTGAACAAGTACAACGCCAAGTGGAGAAGGCCGACAAAGCCCTTGAGAAGCTTGAAGAACTCATCTATGGTCTACGTGCACTCGCACTGCAACACACCGATGTTGATATAACCAAGCCGGGGGCATAGACACATGACAAAGGTTAGTCCCGAAGTACGTCAACGCCTTGACACCGTGCGCTTACAACAGAAGCAGCGTAAGCATAAGAGTATCGACCACTATATGCCTCTCTTACTACAAGCTGTGGATCGCAATCACATGATCCGCGGCGCAACTCACAACGACGACACAGGCACAGTACGCTTCTTGTTCCAAGGTCGTCGTATTCAGTACTACATCACTACCAACCGACTACTCATCTGCAACGCTCTAGGGTATACACAGTATATCTACACGCCACAGCAGATGATCGAACTCATCCTCAACGCTAGAGCTAACTCATTCCAGATGGAGACTGACGATGGTGAACTACGTCCAACGGGCGCGGGACGTTCGACATACACTCCGTACCCTCGGCATGGAGGCAGGTACAGTAAAGACACTTGAGCTACTTGCTGAAGACAATGAGATGCTGCGTCAGGAGATGGCATCTCTAGTAGTAGCTATGAACAAGATGGCAGACATCGTAGCTGACATTGCTACAGTCGGACAGAAGCTCAAGGGTGATTGGGAGAAGGTCCGCAATGACATGCACCCAAATAGCGAAGCTTCGGAGGATATACAGTGAATATCCGTCGCATGTTGCCTATAGGTACACATCTACGTACATGTCCTATCTGCCAATACCCAATCACTGCACAGAGTGATGACTTACACCGTAGATTGGAGGAGCTACGCGATGCTGATCAAACGCACAACTGATACAACGCTGCCGTGGGTAGACTACAGCACCATGACAGCTATCAACACATGTCCTCGTTGGGGCTTGATCAATAGCTGGCACGGTAAGCATCTTGCTGCTGGCGTAGAACGAGTGCTACCTCTTGAGGCAGGTAGAGCTATGCATGATGTGTTCGCGTGTTGTCGCTTCTTCGACCTTATACATAGTATAACTGAAAGTGTAATGAGCGGTGATGAAGAAGCTGGTAGGCTTCAACGTGTAGCTGAGTATGCTACCAAGCTGTTCGCTACTAAGGAAGATCCACTGCGTTGGCAGCAAGCTGTTGCATACTATCACAGCAGTGAAGACGACATCACTCGTTGTATGCAGATGTGTCTCAATCTATTAGAGACTAGTGGCTACTACGACGATGCACGTGACAACAAGCGTACTATGTCTAACCTTGAGAGTGCTGCAATCAACTACATCCAACGCTATCCACTGGGTCGCTTCATACCCATCATGACAGACACAGTTATAGGTGTGGAGGTGCCGTTCGATGTCACTATATACGATGATACAAAACAACCCGTTGTTCGCTTTATCGGTCGCGTGGATGGTGTCTGTACTGATACTATGCGACCTAATTCACCCATCCCTGAGGTCCATGAGAATAAAACAGGTAGCCGCATTGATACTGTGTGGTCTAATAGCTTTGACACTAGCCACCAAGTGACAGGCTACTGCATAGCGTTGTCGTGTATGCTCGATGTGCCAGTGCGTGATGTCATCATGTGGGGGCTACAGATACCAGTGCCTAAATCTAGCACCTACAGCGACGGTATCATGCGCTATCCAACATCACGTGATGAGAGGTCGTTCAATGAGTGGCAAACGTGGGTACAACATACGCTCGAAACGATTGACGCCTATGAGCATGATCCTGTTAATGCTCCTATGTATACACATAGCTGTAACCGTTACTTTCGTTCTTGTTCACTGATCCCGTTCTGCTGTGAGAGTGATAGAGACAAGCGACAACACATCTTCGATCATGAGATGACTAGTCAACGCTGGTCGCCTCTAGCTGAGACACTAGACCCATGAGTATACACCAGTACATCGTGCTTACCATCTTCGCACTGATATACTGCATGTATCTATACATATGGTGGGATAGGTGGAGAAATGGTTGGTAGCAACTTGCGTCTGTTGCTACATGTGCTATAATAGTACTACGCAATCGGGAGATATACAGTGGATATAAAGATTGAGCGTGCTCTAGACATGCCTAGTCGTATGTCTATGATCTTGTGGGGTGATAGTGGTAGCGGTAAGACTACTCTAGCTGCTACCGCTCCGGGGCGTAAGTTGTTCGTCATGCTGGACCCGGACGGTGACATGAGCATTCGTAACATGCCTGATTGGGATCGTATCAACCTGACAGGCGAGACTAGCACTGACATCGTTAAGGAGGGCATGAAGCCTGACCCTTACACACTGTATAAGTTACTTGACAACTACGACACCATCGTAGTTGACAGCCTGACTAAGTTCAGTGAACATGCGCTCCAGTACGCAGTCCGCGTAGCTCCTAAGTCAACCATCGAGAACCCCGGTCTACAAGGCTACGGCTTACGCAACATATGCGTAGGTGCATTCATCTCTAACATGATCCGCATCACTGGTATGGCTAACAAGCATCTCATACTCATCACGCATGAGAAGGATGCTGATCGTAACAACGATGGCGCGATCTTGTCAGTTGGTATGTTGCTGGGTGGACAGCTACCTAACATCGCTAGTAAAGACATCAGTGAGGTGTGGAACATGCGTGATCAGGGTGGCAAACGCTACATCGCTATCCGTCCTGAACGCTTCCGTAGTCCGATGAAAAGCCGCATGTTCGACATGACAGGTGCCACTGCGTTTGAGTGGCGGTACAACAGTAACAAGCTGGACGGTCCATCTATAGCCGATTGGTGGCACGCATATACCACTAATGGTTACATCAAGCTGCCCGTCCCCAAGTAATAGTGCCACTAGCTATAGTGGTACAACGAGACACACATGCTGGCTATAGTGGCTTGTCAGCACCGCTGTGTGTGATACACTGTAAAGCCACTTAACAAGAGGAGAACTATAATGGGCTTGTTGACCTTTAGTTCCAACATCGCCGATGCGGAAGCACCACCGCAACTCCCTACTGGTGAATACAAGGCTATCTGCACTGCTGCACAGGACAAGATCGCAGCTAGCAGCGGCAACCCGATGCTTACTCTCACGATGCAGGTTCCTCGCAGTGAGTTCCCTGCTGACTTCGACCCAGGTGATGGTGTGGATGAGCTTACGTTCACTCTGAACGTAGTCTCACGTGACATCCCTGCTGACCGCTGGCGCATGAAGAACACATGCAAGGCGTTCGGTGTGCCGATGTCTAACAACATCGACCCCAACGACTTCGTTGGTCGTGAGTGCCGCGCCCGCATTCGCATGGGCAAGGACTTGGAGAAGAACGACCGCGCAGAGATCGGCCAAGTGCTTCCGCTTTAGTACTTGCACACTGTATATCTGCGCGTTACACTAAAGCTAGGTGGTGGCAATAACGCGGCCACCTAGCTACTTCAAACTCTTATAAGAGAGGACTCATCTAATGGCTACTCCTGCACGTTCTATCGGTTCCGCCCTCGGCAAGAAGCAGAAGGATCGCGCACCACAGAAGCGCACCTTCCACTTCTTCATGAAGGTTGTCGATGCACAGGGCAACCCCATCCCCGGTGCCAAGTTGCAAGTTGAGCGCATCATCTCCGACGCCCGGAAGGTGATCGAGTTCATGGATACTCCTGACTTCGCCAACCTCGGCCTCACACGTGTCAAGCACGAAGTGATCGCCAACAAGCGTGGTGGTGAGGACGACGGAGCTTCGTCTGTCGGCTAAGGTCTACTCCTCTCACATAGCTGACAGCTAAGCAGCGCCGCGTACTCTACCCCCATTGAGTGCGCGGCGTTTGTCATTCATAGCTGCGAAACATAGCAGCGTAGGAGAACATCAATGGACTTAGACGCAGAGCAACTGCGAGCGGTTGATCTATGTGTTGATAGCAGCAAACGCCTAGTCGCAGTCACAGGCGAAGCTGGCACTGGTAAGACTACCATCATCAAGCAGACATGTGAACGGCTCATCGACCAGCATAAGACGTTCACCATCGCTGCACCTACAGGTAAAGCTGCACGACGTATACGTGAAGCTACTGGCTACCCCGCACAGACTATCCACAAGCTGCTCGCGTTCAATCGTCCTGAGATGGATGATGATACAGGCGAAGCTACATCAGTCAGCAAACCATTCCACACCCGCAGCAACCCCCTCACATACAGCACCATCATCGTTGACGAGTACGCAATGGTATCGACAGGTCTACATCGTGACCTCGTTGATGCTATAGGTGTCAACACACAGCTACGTGTGTTCGGTGATATACGTCAGCTCCCACCTATTGAGAACAATCAGCTAGCTGACCCAACATCACCGTTCGCTAAGTGTCTAGCTATGCCTAACACCATCACGCTGCACCGCATCTACCGACAGGAGGAGGGCAATGGTATCATTGAAGCGGCACAGCGTATCAACAGGGGTGAGTTCTTTAGCAGTAACCCTGATGTCAAGCTCAGACTTAATGACTCTGTACTGTATAGTCTATACGACATGCTCAAAGGAGACAGTGTTGTTGACTGGCGTTCGCTTGACAACCAAATTATATCCCCCGCACGCAAGTCTGACATTGGTACGGTCAGATTGAATGCTACACTACAAGCACGCTTTAACCCTGAGATGCTCCACAAGATAGAGCTACCACGTAACAAGTGGGAGATAAAGAACCGTTGCTTCGTTAGTGTAGGTGATAAGGTAGTGTGCAACGTCAACTCATACGATCTACGTGAGTACGTTGATCGCTACAGTGACTTCGATGCCAGTGGTGTAGGCATACGTCATGCGTTCATACCATGCCCAGAGACAAAGCAGATGCTCAATGGTGAGGTAGGCATCATCCGTGACATCGACGTGCAAGGTGTACTTGAAATCGACTTCGGTGATCGTGTTGTCGAACTGCCACCTAGCATCAGTGACTACAACTTGAAGCGTGGCTACTTCTACCAGTTCGATCCACGTAAGGCGATTGAGCTAGCTTACGCACTCACCACGCATAAGTGCCAAGGCTCGCAGTATGAACGTGTGTGCTACATCATGGCGTCGTGTGCGTTCTTCAACTTAAGTCGTCCTAACTTCTACACAGGGCTGACACGTGCTATCAAGCACGCGACAGTCGTAACAGATCAACGCAGCTTTGCTACGTCGCTGCGTAGCATGGGCTGGAAGCCGAAAGGAAAGCGCACATGACCATCGCTGAATTGCGTGAACGCTTCACACTACAAGCACAGTCCGCTGGTCTAACAGTGGAGTGTGCAATGGGTGGTATAGTAGGTGCTACTCTTGCTGTGATAGCGGAGGCACCAGGACGTAATGAAGTGGCACAAGGATTACCTCTCGTTGGTGGTGCTGGTAACATTCTATGGAAAGCGATACGGACGCACTGTCCTGAAGTAAAACGACATGAGTGCTATGTGACGAATGTAGTGAAACGACAGGTACAATTTGGTGTAGATGACACTGGCAACCGCAAGCCAGTTGGTAAACATGAGCTTGTTGCATGGCAAGATCTCCTACGTTGGGAGCTTGGACACCTACCCAACTTGCAGCATGTACTGCTGCTGGGCAACTACGCCATCGAGGCTGTGTGTGGTAAGAAGGGTATCACATCGTGGCGTGGTAGTATACTAGAGACTGCAATCGGCAACCGCGATGTGATGGCTGTCTGCACATACAACCCAGCGTTCTGTGCACGTGATCCAATGGCGCACATCATCTTCGACATGGACATAGGCGATAAGCTGCGTCCAGTTGTACTAGGGAGTTACAAACCACATGCAGTCACTGTACGCATTAACCCTACCTATCATGAGGCAGTGGACTATATTAGCCATTGTAAAGCCTCACGTGATCCAGTCGCCTCCGACATTGAAGTCATCAGCAATGAGACAGCTTGCATCGGCCTTGCTGCCTCACCGCATGAAGCCATGTGCATTGCGTTCAGAAATGAACAAACCAATGTATACAGTGTGCAAGAAGAAGCAGCCATACGCCGTCGTCTTCAATCGCTATACACCACGCCTACTACAAAGATGGTGTGGCAGAATGGAGGATTTGACATGGCATGGCTATGGTTTAAGGATCGGATTCGTTGCAACCCAGCGTACTCAGACACGATGCTTGCTCATCATGTGCTATACCCGACGATGCCACATGACCTCGGTTTCATTGTCAAACAGTATACAACACATCCCTTCTATAAGAACGAGAAGGACGAGTGGAGACATACGGGTGGTATTGACAATTTCTGGCACTATAATGGGAAGGACTGTGCGCTCACGCTTGCGGCAAACGCTCACATCGTTGCAGAGCTACGCGATCAGAAGCTAGACAAGTTCTACTTCGAGCATGTCATGCGACTGCAAGCACACCTAGTGCGTATGACTGTAGGTGGTGTACTCAATGACATGGACCTACGTCGCAAGATGCTCGATCCCAACGGTAAGGGCAACTTGTTCGATGATGTACAACGTAAGCTGCAAGCGTTCTACGATGCTGCCCGCGTTGCTACAGGTGAACCACGCTACACACCTAATCCCAACTCACCGAAGCAGATGGCTGAGTTGTACTTCAGTAAGTTGAAACTAGTAGGGCGAGGCACAAGCACAGACCACACAAACCGAGAAATAATGCGGAAGCACCCACGTACCAGTCAAATGGCATGTGCAGTGCTCGATGCAGTAGATGCTTACATCGAAGACGATAAGTTCTTTTCAGTGTATGCATCTGCACAGCCTGATGCTGATGATCGGATGCGCTGCGACTACAGACAAACAGGTGTACGCAGCGCACCCGGTAGACTATCATCTGCCCAAACACTGTGGGGCAGCGGTGGCAATCTACAAAACATCCCCGACCGCGCGAAGGAGATGTTTATTGCGGACCCCGACTGCTGCTTTATCTACATTGACGGCAGCCAAGCGGAGGCGCGAGTTGTTGGTTGGCGCTACGGCATTGCGACGTGGATAGAACAGTTCGAGCGAGCGCGACGTGACGGCTCCTACGACTGCCACCGCGCTCTTGCCAGTGACATGTTCGATGTACCGTACAACGACGTTCCCAGCTTCGACCGTTATCCCTTGGACGCAATCGCCGCGCAGCGTGATGGTATTGACTACGACAGCGAGAGGGCGGGCAAGCCCACCATTCGCTACGTTGCTAAGAGGTGCCGTCATGGTCTTAACTACCGTATGATGCCTGATCGTCTTGCACTCACAACAGGACTACCTCTGTCTACAGCAAGCGAGGCGTTTGTCAAGTATCATAAGCTAACTCCCGAACTCAAGAAAGGTTGGGAGGCTGATCTAAATAGAGTGCGAACTGAGAAGGCTATCTACAACGCATACGGTCGCCGCTATGTGCAACTCATTCCAATCACTGAAGAAAGTACCGAAGCTATAGTCGCGTTCTATCCACAATCTACAATAGGTGATCACATATGTCGGGTAATATACAAAGCACACGATGATCCCTTGTGGCCCAAGGGGTTAGCTCGCGTTGCTCTCAACACACACGATGGGTTGATAGGTATAGCTAGACATGATGTAGCTAAGAAGGCACTGCGTATCTTAATCAAACACGCAGAGGCACCCATCATGGTAGGTGGTAAGCCACTCATCATACCCGCTGAATGCGCGATGAGTGTACCTGATGAACATGGTGTTCACAGGTGGAGTACTATCAAGAAGATGAAGCGTAGTGCTATTCTTGGGTAGCAGCACCCGCTTGTGAGTACACTGCGTCTGGCGAGGGGGAGCCTATGCTCTCTCTCGCCATCTCATCAAGTGTCTGCACAGTGATCTTACGACCGTTCAATCTAGGTGCCAGATACTGACCGAACTTAGCAGACACACGTTGCTCTAGATACTTGATAGCCATGTACTGCTGATCGTAGTTGTCCTGTTGCTTCTGCACGATGATGTCAAGCTTGCGCTTCTTCTCCTCTGCCGACATGTTGTAGTTGGAGTTGATAGAGTTCGCAGCTTGCGTGTAGGTGCGATACTCCTTCTTCAACTTACCCAGCGGACCAGATGGGTTCTGGTACTGCGACACAGCCTTGACGATCTGTATCATAGCAGCATCAGTCAACGCCTCCTTAGGCATACCGCCAACCTGTTGTGCGTACTTACGCTGTAGCTCAGACTCCTTGCCAGCAGCATGATCCTTCATGCCAACCATAGCCTGTATGTGTTGCATGTTCTCGTTGACGTACTCCCACTTAGGCGTCATGACGCTGCGCTTCTGTGAGCTATCCCACAGATTGCCAGATAGACCAACGACATCAGGCACGTTCTTAGTAGCACGTTGAGCTACTACACCTAGCGCCTTACGTAGTCCTATGCCGAAGTCCTGTGACTCGCGCAGTGTGAGCTTGCCATCTGCGCCGGGTGGATAGTACTTGCTAGCATGTAAGAACACATCAGTGCCAGCAGCTATATGTGCACCGAATGTACCTAGTAGTGCATTGAGCACAAGCGACGTAGTGTTGCTGACCTGACCCAAGTTGCTCATGCTCTCAGCTTGCGGACCAGCGCGGAAGTTTGATCCTATCTGCCGCACCAACTTACCACCACGCATATCAGCAGAGCCGGGATCAAGCTTCATACCACTCTCACCTAGCAGTGCTTGCACTACAGGTGGCATAGCTGGCACTAGGCTCATCACCATCAGCTTAGGCCACTTGCTGCTGATAGGTTCAGGTGTGACGTTGTTAGGCAACATGCCCATCATCTGCATCACAGCGCCAGTGCCAGCGATCATGCCCACTAGATCAGGTGGCAGCATGATGTCATAGTACAGGTCACGGCTGTAGTTAGGGTTCTCACCGCTGAACCATGCTTGCAGTAGCTTAGGCGTGGGTATGCTGACGTACCTCCACAGCTCATGGTCAGGTCTATTCCAGAACTCCTTACGGCTCTCCTCATTCCAGTACGTGCGCCAGTACATAGCCTGACCCATGCCGTACATAGCGAGTGCAGCGGTAGGTAGCACATACATCGCCGTGCTAGGGCTAACCATGTTGCGTGTCAACTCATATGCACCAAGCTTGGTCTGGGTCAGATAAGGGAACGTAGCTTCCAACTGACGCATACCCTTGCTAGCTGGCATCTTGTGCATGTTGCCACCTAGGAAGCGTGTCTCACTGATCAACCTATCAAGCTCTGCCTGTGGTATATTGCGTCCATACGTATGACGTAGCAGACCCATGTTCTCAGTGTAGAACATCCTCTGCGGTGTAAGGTAGATCATGTCAGCTAGGTCTTTATAGAACGACCACGCCGACTTGAGTGGCTTAGGCATCGTATCACTGATAGTGCCATAGACACCACGCACCTTCTCGATGTTGTCAACAGCACCAAGGTTGTGACCTATGCCTCTAGCACGTAGCTGCCCTAGCACACTATGCTCATGCACCCATGTCGCCAAGCTGGCAGAGCTACGCACCATGTTCTCAAAGTTGCGCCTTCCCATTGTATACCTGAGAACTTGGAAGACGCTGTTGTGGTTAGCAAGCGTGTCAGCTATACCACGTGTGAAGCGCATAGCGAACAGGTCAGCGAAGTTGCGTGCTAGGTGCCACGGTATAGTGAGCAACGCAGTCGGGTCAGGTACACGCCCTAGTGTATGTCTAGCTAGCCCTGCTGGCATGACATGCCGTAGCGCAGTAGACAGAGGACCGAACGCTCTGTCATTGCGCTTGAGGAACATGTGCATGATCTGGTTGTACATCGCACCGACAGGTGGGAACAGTGGATTGCCGTAGCCTGTCGTCAACTGCTTGAACAACTGCGTAGCCTTATACACACCACGCATCATGCCATCGAGGACGACAGGCTCTTGCCGTAGCATGGCAGCTATTGGCCTATCACCGAACTCCCACAGGCGTAGTGAGCCACCTTGCCACTCAGGTACTACGTGTTGATCATTCAACCTAGCACGTAGCCACTGACCTGTCATACCACCTGAGTTCAACTGTGCACGTGAGAACCATGTCTGACCACCTGCACCAGTGATCTCACGCATGTGACCACGGTTGTAGAACTCAGTAGGTATGGTCCTCGCTGCATCCATATGCGAGTACCTACGGATGAACTCATTACGCATAGTGGTGTGTGCCACCTCGCGTATGTGGTTCTGTAGGAAGCCACGTATAGAGCCTTGGCTCTGTAGCAACGACGTGATACGTGTCTCTGGTCCCGCTGTAGGCTCAGGTATGTGACGACCAAGCTGATCAATGCTACCTTCACGTGCTACAGACGTATCACCTCTAGCATCAACCTTCCTACCACTATTGCGTACAGTCTTCACAACAGCGCGCCACATACGCTGTACACCTACAGCACCCTCAAGTGGATCATGCAACGCTGGTGTGTAGTATGGATTGGCACGATGCTCAGCGGCAGCTTCAGCAGCGTTCATGCGCCCCGCCGCAACGTCCATGTCACGCCAAGCTTGGTTCAACCTACTAAGCGCAGCCTTATGTGCCATAGCCTCAGGTGACGAGTCACGTATGTAACCGTTCGCAGTCCTGAACACATCACGCATCTCTGTCTGTGGCAGCATCATACGTGCATCAGGGTCATCCCTAGCTACACGTGTCATGGTATCCTGCAACGCAGCTATACGTGTGTTCGTAGCAGCTAACCCTTGTGGCTGTAGACGACCACCAGCGACCTGTTGCTGCAAGTCAGCTATCTCATCACGTATCCTATCTAGTGCCTGTGTATGCCGTGCTGCATACGATGTCATACTAGCACCAGCCTCTAGTGCACGTGCACGATCGGCGGGCATACTAGTCATGACACGGTTATACTGCTGCGTCATCTCAGCTATACGTGCAGCTATATCATCATTGAGCACAGAGCCTACACTGGCGTGGTATATCTGCTCAGCTTCATCAGCTACACGTGCACCATGTATATCTCGTACAGCGCCGACAGGTATAGCTGACTCATCAATGCCCTCATTCACTGCTCTACGCTGCGCGGCGACTAGTGGATTGAGGCTATCAACTGACGGCGTGACAGCTTGCCCCTGTGGTGAGCCTGATGTGATAGACGCAGTGCCAGGTGTTTGCTGTCCAGCTACCTGTGCATTGAGTGTAGTCGTCTGTCCTAGTGCTTGTTGTGTAGACGACGGCACTTGTGAAGCTTGCACAGCTTGATGCGCCCTGCCCTTCATAGCAGCTAGCACAGCAGCCATACCAGCAAACCCAGCACCCCCTGCTACTAGCGTACCAACACCAGCACTGTCATTCGGCGTGGGTGTGAATGCAGTAGACTTACCCTGCGCGTAGCGCATACCCTGATCAAGGGCTACACCAGCCGCAGCGTTGAGTACTACATTCCCTGTCGTATAGGGTACAGTAGCAGGTGTCAGTACCTCCGCGGTCTTCAGCGCACCACGTGTGAGTGGGTTGTTGATCAGCGTGTTGCCAGTACGTGCCGCTATAGCTGTAGCAGTAGCACCACCGCTTAGTGCACCTAGAGGCAGACCAACAAGCGCACCACCTATTGCTTCCGCTCCACTCTCAGTCCAGCTACGTTGACTGTCAGGACGCTCATCACCTAGGAAGCTACGTATAGCACCCTTAGCACTAGCAGCTACACCCGGCATATGACGTAGCTGTGACTCCGCGAAGTCCTCGAACTGCTTAGACTTCTTATAGTCCTCTATACCAGCGTTGATCTCCTCCTGTGTAAGCTGCGGGTTCTCCTGTTGCCATGCGTTAGCTATAGTGTTGAGATGCTGTTGCAGTCTACCCTGTGCGCCTTCCTGTTGTAAGTTAGTAGAGAACGCCTCCATGAACGACTTGTCAGTGCCATACGTGTTATAGAGTGCACTAGCTGCTGGGCCTATTGAGCCGATTGCACCGTATAAATCAGTAGGTACACTAAGAGCGCCGACAGCAGCACTACGTATGTGGTCCTTCCAACCACCGCGTTCTTCAGGTTGCATCCGCTCGACTGGATCATAGCCGAATGCCTCCTTGAACTCCTCACGTGAATAGCTGCCATTAGCGTCAGGCATCACTCAGTCTCAGCAGGTTGTATTTCTTCAACAGGTGCTTGTCCCGGCTGTAGTACAGGTGTGAACCTACCGTCAGGACCAATGGTGTAGCCTACTTCAGCATTAGGCATTGTCTTCTTACCCGGCGCAGGGGGTATGTTAGTAGGTGTACTACCCGGCTGCGCTGCTGGTTGACCAGTAATGTCAAGCAGGTTCTCACCAGTCTTCTTAGCTGGTGGTATGTGATGTGGCTTGCTGTTAGGTAGCCACGGAGTGACACCATCCTTCATCATCTTGGGTGGTACGAACACATTCGGGTTGGCTGGTGGTGCAGCTTTAGCTGGTGGCTTAGGTGCTGTAGGTGGTTGTGCTGGTTGCGCGGGAGATGGTGTCATCTTCTGTGCAATCCATGCCCTGATCTTGTCGTAGCTAGCCTTGTAGTCAGGAGGCTCAGGCTTATAGCTACTACCACCCTCCTTGAAGATAGCACCACTTAGACGCTTCTTCAGCTCTTCAGCAGATACAGGTGGTGCATCCTCATCCTCTACAGCGTTAGGCTGTGGTGGTAGTGCACCTTTGTACCTTGCGTCAGGCTCTTGTGGCATAAGCGACGGCTTACGTGCAGCATCAATCGTAGGCACGTTCTGTTGAACAGCATCACGGTACTTGCCGTAGTTCTCCTTAATGAATGCACCAAGCCGCTCAAGCTCCTCTTGGCGACTATCAACCATCGTGTTGTATCTGCCAGCCTGCTCACCTACAACGCCAGCAACATCGCCAGCAGTAGCAGCAGCACTACTCGCAGCATCAGATACACTACCAGCGACACTACCTACATCCTTCTTTAGCTGTGCAGCGTTACCAGCGATATGACTACCAGCGTCACTTATAGCTTTAGGTGTACCGAAGATGGCATCCTTGATGCTCTGTAGTGTAGGAGGCACATCCTCCTTGATTGCTTGCCACGGCAGACGACGAGGTGCTGGTGGCTTGGGTAGTGGTAGTGGTACAGGTGGACTAGACAACATGTCCTCTGCGGGAGGACCGCCGGGAGCAGCATTAGCTGATGCTGCGTCTTGATATGCTATGTCAGGTACATCAGGCACCACCTTACGTGGGTCCATACGTGGCATAGGTACATCAAGCGCATTCAGCCCATCATCAATAGGCACATTCTGCGCTTCATCAGGTGCCATGTCCTTCGGTACATCAAGCGGTGTACGTGCAGGAGGCTCCTCATATTGCATATCGAGTTGCTTATCAACTGCTGACTGCTCTGGTGCCTGTGGTGGCTCCTCACCTAATGGTGCATCAGCTTGAATAGGACGCTGTGTGTTAGGGCGTGGTAGTACACCTAACAACGTGCTGTCCGCACTATCCGCGAAGTTAGGATCGGGTGGTATACGTGTAGCTGGTGAGCCGTACTCAAGATCACCGCTCTCTGTGTCAGGTCTAGACGGCGGCATAGGTACTTCAAACTCAGGCTGACCACTGCGAGCGAGAACTGCTGGCTGCGCGGGAGGTACGTAGCCCTCACGCATCTTCATTGCAGCCGTATCTCTGAAGTTGCCGAACACATCCATCGTCGCAGTGCTAGCAGGCTGCGCGCCGAAGTGTGTAGGTGGGAACTGTCCCGGTGGTGGATAGCTCTCCGCTGGTGTATGCGGCAGCTTGTCAGGCTCATACTTGTTATACTCAGGACGTACTACACCCGGAGGCAGCTTCGGCTTCTCCTTAGCTACAGGTGCAGGCACAGGACCAGCAACACGAACTGGTTGCTGTGTAGGTGCACTGCGCTTGCTGCGCTCTTGTGGTGTTAGTACTTGCAACCTAGCGAACTGCACCTCAGGTCGCATACGACCACGACTACCACCCCAGTCATAGTGCATCAGGTCAGGTACACCACCACCACCTATCTTAGTACCATGTGCACCACCATAGCCTATATGACGCTCAGCCTCTGGGTCGTTCTCTCGTACCCATGTCTTCACACCACGTGCTAGTAGTGTGTATAGACCAGTAGTATCCTCGCCTTGGTTAGGTATACGTGTGCCATCAGGCTTGACGATCTGGAAGTCAGCAGCTTGACCTCTGTTGTGGTAGCTGCCATCACGCCTATTCCTCTTGCCTGATGTAGCGTGTATAGTGTAGCCCTCTGGCAGCGTCAACTCAGCACCACCACGCACAGCATCAACTATGCGCCTGTTGACGCCATACAGTGCACGTGCATTGTGTAGCAGCCTAGGTTGCGCTGAAGGTGAACTTGCCGAGGCTGGTGTCGCCTGTGCCTTCGTCTGCCCAAAAGGGACTTCGCTACCTGCTTCGCCCCCTTGTGCTTGTGCATATGCATCACCACCCGGTATAGCTGATTGCGGCTTAGGCTTGACAGGTGCACGTTGCATCAGCGGTGGTGTATTAGCCTCGTTGACGTTCTGCTCGACAGTGGTAGATGGCACACCTGTCTTCGTCGTTGCAGTAGGACGAGTAGCTATCGGCCTATCCCCTGCTAGCTTGAACGCTTCATTAGTCCACGGCACGTAGTAGCCAGCTTGACGCTTGACCAGTGCATCAACTGATGCAGTAGGATCAAGGTTGTTGTTCACCAGCGTCTTATAGTTGACGTTGGGGTCTTTGTTCTGCCTCATCGCAGCCGTAGCTGGCATGTTAGGATTGAGCTGATGTGCAACTAGAAACAACGGTCCATTGGTATGACCGAACTGATGCAGTATGCCCCAACGTGGTATGTCAGCAGGGTCACTAGACAAGCCTTGACCCTTGTTGATACGCTTCAACTCCATGTTGTTACGTATTAAGTTCTGTGCAGTGACATCAGCCATCTTGTAGATGTCTTGTCGATCACGTGGATTGAGGCCATGTTCTTTAGCTAGATCATCAGTGAACTTGAACCAGCCTTCAACACGCCCCTCACGCTGTGCATTGCGACCACCATCATTCTCAAGGCCGAATAGCGTCATCAACGTGTGACGCGGTAGGCCATACTTAGCCTCTGTCTGCTCGAAGTGATCAATGATCTTAGGATCAAGTCCTTCAACGAAGCCAGCATGACGCGACTTCTTACCTGTACCTGGCCCTGGTAGTGCACTAGTAGGACGCTCAGTGCGTACATTAGGTCTAATGCCTTTAGTAGCAGTAGGTGGTGCCTGTGCATATGCATCGTGAGCTTCATCACTCACGTTGCGTGATGAGAAGTCAGTTGCACCACTCGTACCTTGTACCTCTGACAGCTTACCACTAGGCAGTATAGGTGTAGTACCTAATGGTGCGCTGCTGGGCTGCGGTTGACGCGCTGGTGCAGGAGGTGGTGCTTCAGGTGGTGGCTCATCTCTAGCGTCAGCTTCAGCACCTAACCTGACACGATTGCCATCAGGTCCGGTAGGATCAGGTTGCTGACCACCATATGCTAGACGCTTATCAAGCATCTCATTCTGTAGCTCAGCACCACGATCAAACATCTCACGCTTGAAGTCTTCACCTTCTCTATTCTCATTGTACTTGGCAAGCAACGATACATACAGCCGAACGAGTGCTTCACTCGCCGCAGCTTGACGTGATAAGAAGAATGCACTCTGATCAGGTGCACCACCGGGGATCATCTTCGCCATGTGTTTACCTAATCATTATCGCGTTCATCACGTGTATACATGTCGCTAGTGCCGCTATACCCACCACTGCCAACACCACTGACACTGCTACGGTTGTCATATGCGTTCTTGGCACCCATCGCATTGAATGCGCTCCCAAGTGCGGCACCGCCACCAGCTATAGCGTTGCCGACGCCGAAGTTAGGTGACATGTAATCAAGCTCGCCACCCTTCTTGCCATACGACTGTGCAGCTAGGCTACCAGCGGAGAGTGCACCTTGCATCGACTGCGCCATAGTACCAGCGGTGTCAATCGCCTGTGGCTTGTAGCTGACATCAGGCAACACACCTGCACGTGTAGCGAACATGTTGTAGAGATTAGCTAGACCACCGAGCTTATCCTGACGCTCCTTAGCAGCTACACCACGTGACATGAGCTTAGACTTGAGTGCAGCTTCCGCATACGCCGCATTGTTGACCTTAGCCAATTCACCAGCGATCTTAGGCACGTTGCTATTGTTGCCAGTGCGGAATGCTTGTGTATATGCACGACCGGCAGCTATACGGTTAGCTTCACCTAGTCCAATGTTCTGGGCTTGCAGTAGATCATTAGCATACGCCTCATCACTACCAGCACCTTGCGCTAGTTGATTAGTAAACATCCGCTTCAACGAGTCCGCGGTGTTCTCGTCAGCGTAGCTACGTTGCCTATTACGCTGTATATCAGTGCGACGCTGTTGCAGATCATTGATAGACCGCATCTGCTCCTGATCTTGCGCCTTCATCATCGCAAGTACTTCAGGTGCACCAGTAGTCACCCAGCCACGACCGGGTATGAACTTAGTCCTCGTACCACGTATATCAGTAGAGCCTAACTGTTGCTCATACCGCAGCTTGTTAGCCATTGCTATCTGTTCAGTGCGCTCACGCTCGCGCTGCTGATAGTTCATGATAGCAATCGCCCAGTTCATCTGGCGATTTTCTTCTTGCTCCTCTGCGTTGATCAATGCACCCGCAATGGATGCACCTGCACCAGCAAAAGCGCCGATACCCATGTCCATCATTGCAGATTACCCCTTATACAGTGTGTAAGTGAACTAGAAGGTGCCTTCATTCGCCCGCACGTTCTCATTGTTGCGTGTAGCCTCATTGGCGAAGGTGTCAAACAACGCATTCGTGCCACTGGTGCCAGTAGTCTGATTGCCTACACGTGCATTGGCCTTGCCAAGTAACGAGTTGACATCGAAGAACTCCTTGCCACCTACTGCACCACGCAGTTCACCTTCAAGACCACTCAACCTGTCGCTGCCGTAGGACTTGATACGGTTAGCCTCACCAGTTGGATCATAGGTAGAGCCGAAGTCCCAGTTAGCCGCGCTATCAAGTGCACCAGTACGACGTGTACCAATGTCACCGATGATCTTCTCACGTACACCGCGACCAGTGTTCTGCAACTCAGTGTTAGCAGTAGACTTGGCAGTGCCTAGCTCACGCAGTGCACGGTCGTAGACGCTGCTGGTAGCCTGACCGCGATCACGTGCAGCGTTCAGATCAGTGAGTGCATCACCGTACTGAGTGTCGAGGATGCTAGCCAAGATTGCGTCATCTGACGTATCACCGAATGTATCTTCACCGTAATATTGTGGGAGCGCAGAGTTGAACGAGGTCTTATACTTGTTGCGCTGTCCGCTACGTGCAGTGCCTAGTATCTCGTCAACGATAGTAGGATTGAATGCAGTCGAGTAGTCTGCACCCTGCTGCAAGTTCGCATTGGCTTGATTGATGCGACCAGTGAAATCAGCGTATGCACCGTATGGGTCATTCGCCTCAATGCCTAGTCCCTTCAACCTTGCAACACCACTAGACAGTGCACTGTTATACGCAGTGTCCTTACTAGACTTCCACGCTTGGTCATCAATCGTCTTCTTATCAGCAGCAGCCTTATCAAGCCGATCCTGTGCAGCTTGATCACGATCAGCTTGCTGCTGTGCCTCCCAGTTGCGAGCTTCAGCTTGCTCTTGTGCTGTAGGCTGTGGAGGAGGCTGATAACCACCACCACCCTTTGTCTCTAATACAACCTCATCAGGCTTGTGCTTAGCCTTCTTAGGCTTGTCATTGATGTTAGACACATGAGTGGCAACAACCGCCGCCACATCAGTGTTAGACTTGCGCTTGTTCAGCGCCCACGCTGCGATGTGTGGAGCGATCATCGTTAGTGTCCTCTGTTAAGACCTTTACACAGATGTAGCCTTGCTTCTTGTAGCCCATTCCAGTCATCAGCTTAAGTATACGATCAGTTAGTACGTGGTCGTTGTCATGCTCGACTTGCATGTAGATACGCTCAGCATCACGCTCTATTGCCCACCTCTCGAATGCATGTAGTAGCATCAACCCAGCGAGCGAGTTACGTGCATGAGGCAATACATACCACATCTCTTGTATGGCATAGTTGCGTGTACTGAACATGCTCTGCCGCATGGTAGCAACCATGTAGCCTACAGGTACGTTGTCAATGTCGTATGCTACCCAACCATTGATGTACTTTCGTTTCTTATCCATCACACATACGAACACATGCTTACCAATCTCACGCGCATCGAAGGCACGACCGCAGCCGTGTTCGTTGTTGCAATGTGTAGCAACGTCCTCGATGTCATTAGCATCGCGTGGTGTTTCAACTTGTCGTACAGTGATCTTCATGCGTGTATAACAAATCCAAATGTCTTCCATCCCAACAGGAACAGTAGGATGAAGAACAGCAACTCACTCGCGTAGAGGTAGGGACCAGTCAGACCACCCCAACGTGTGCCGATCCATGAGAAGAACCATAAGATCATGAGTACCCAGAACAATAGACCTATAGACATGTCATTGCCTCGTAGGTGCGATGTGAAGTTCTTTAGTCATTATATTCACAATGCGATCTATGCTACTCTTGTTGTCCCTCGTAGCGGCTTCCAACACCGTCAAGCGATTGTCCACTACTTGCAGATGGGGTGAACCTCGCACCTCCAGAGTGTTGACACGTGCCTCTAGCTTCGTCATATACGCAGTCATAGTAACAATAACGCCGACTAGACCCAGTGCTTGAGCAATTAGAAAGTAAACAAGCGTACTGTTCTCTCTGATCCATGATTGTGCTGCGACCATCATTTGTGTGGATGCTTCTCTAACTTCTCCAACCGCTCTAACACTTTGTCAAGCACATTGAGTATCTTCTGCTCAGTGAACGAAGGTAGCGGCTCTTTAGGTGGCGGCTTGTTCCTCAGTGACTTAGTAGCATGATCGTACATCTTGCCGCTGATGTCCTTGAGTGGATCACTACCAGTGTAGCCGACAATCTCAATCACACGTTGATCGTTAGGATACACAGCGGTGGGATCATCAGTAGCGTTGCCGATGACGTAGCCCTCGTTGTACTCACTGTAGAACACGTTGCACACTAAGCTGCCAGCTTTGAAGTTCGACGGTGGTATAGTTGGTGGTGGTAGAGGTGCACCTGTATCTGGGTGATAAGTTGGTCTTACAATCGCATGTAGACGCATGAAGTCGGGATACACGTAGTCGTACCAATCAACATCAGCACCATTAACTGTGCGCTTAGCGAACTTCGTCTTGCGCGGTGCATCTCTAGGTGGGTTAGTAGGTTGATACGTTTCCCACGTGCCATGATCAATGATTTCCATCAACCAAGCTCCGAGTTGTAGTAGCCTGCTGTAGCATGTACTTGCAACAGGCGATAGCGAGCAACCCATGCGGAGTACACACTGAGACCAGTCATACCAGTAACACACGCATTGCCCCACGGCTCTTGTAGACCGCTGCCATTGCCATGATCAACGTCACCTACATACACAAGCCTAGTGTTGATAACAACGTCACCAACGTCTTGAGCAGTCCACAGCTTGAACCACGTTGAACCTAGTGACCAACCACCAACACGCAGCACGTTATCACTGCCTAGACCGAAGTTGACAGCGAATGAACCAGCGTTGTGGAAGCTAACACCTGCTGTGTAACCAGACCAACTCTGGAACATAGTTGGCATCTGACCGACTTGATATATCCAAGCGGGTGCCTGATTTATGTTGACAGTGCTATTAGTAGTGAGAGTACCTGTAACATTCAGGTTCGTCGTCTGTACTGGATGAGTGAAGCCGAAGACGCTGCCGTTGTACGTAATATACACGCCACCGCTATTACCGAAGTATACTGTACCTATGCCATAGTTGCTAGGAGTACATGTCATTATGTCGCCATAAGAAGTCAGACGACCATTGCTAGTAGTAGCACCTCCTACAGTAAGAGCGCCTCCATTGAGTGTGTATGAAGTACCATCAAACCCTAAGTACTTAGTACCTGTGTTACCGAAGTATAGATTGCCCCACGTACCACCGGCACCAATAGCTAGCGTTGGATGAGTGGCATGAAGTGGGCTATCACTGAATTTGAACACACTACCAGTGTGCTGTAGGTAGTTGGTGCTAGGATTGTTGCCGAAGTGATAAGTGCCATATGGAAGGGTGATGCCAGCGTATATATCACCTTTAGATGTAAGATGGCTTGAGGTTGCAACAGTACCGTCAGCGCCAATACGCAGTCGCTCTACACCATCTGCTGGTGTACCATCACCAGTACTCCAAACAAGAGCCATTGGTACATGACTAGGAGTAACAGGACCATCTACTTGAACTGTAAACGATGCTGATGGTGGACCCCAAACTCCGCTATATCCAAAGTATGATGTGCCAGTGATAGCATCGCCTACTTGTACAGCAGCAGGAGCTTCATGAGTACCGCGTCCCATAGAGACATAGCCCCACGGTCCATATCCATTAGCACCTGAGACAGAAGCTATCTCAGTAGAGATCACACCGTTAGCATCTTGAAAGATATGGAATGTGTCCTTACTAGGTGTATTCACCTCAAACTGTCTAGCTTTACCGTCATTTATTAATGGTGGATTCGGACCAACCTTAACTCCACCATCGCTACGTATGAGTAGGTGTTCACTACCACCACTAACACTACCAGTGCAAAACTGAAGTGCCATAGGTACAGCACCGACTGCCACTGGGCCATCAACATATGCATTGATGGCAGCACCACCTTGCCAATCACCACCATCACTGGCGTTGTAATAGATAGTACCAATCATATCACCTTGAACGACAGGAGTAGTTAGATCATGTGTTCCGCGTGAGCGACCAAAAGCCTGTATCGGTACTGAAGTGTCACTCCATACAGTCTGCTCAAACCACGCCCATGTTGGGCTATAAGAGAGCGATCCTGAAAGGCTGTCACTAACTTCAAGAAAAGCACCGGGGAACGGATCAGCACCAGTAGGATTGATGGCAAGTGCACCTGTCATCGTATCGCCAGCTACACTAACCTTGCTAGCGAGTGCAGTACCGCCTTCTAGATAGCCCTTAGTCACTACATTGCGTGGCAGTGTAGGATCGAAGTCTACTAGGAACTGTGCAAATGTAGGTGTCTGTGCTGCACCTAGTCCTAAGTTAGTACGTGACGTAGCAATGTTAGCAACATCACTCAGGTTGTTAGCCCTGAGCATGTCACCAGTACCAGCACCCGCTCCACCAGTGTTACCAGTGCGTGCGAAGCCTACTGTCGTTGGCTCACCCGGTGCGACGACGCCGTTCTGTGACAAGAACACAACGTCAAACTCAACCCATGTAGTGTGGTCAACAGCGGTGCCGATGATGTTGAAGATGAAGAAGTTATCAGGGAAGCCTAGCTTGCGTACATAGATAGTACCCTTGACAGGTATACTCGTACTATCATCCCATGTCATCAACCACTGTTGAACATTAGGGTTGCCACTATCAGCAGACCTACCACTGATGCTGAGCTTAGTAGCAAGTGCGATGTTGGAGTTGTTGTACTTCTGATTGCCGATGCCGGGATCAGATACAGTAGCGTCGTTAATGAACTTCCACTTGAATGCACCTTGAGCCGATAGTGCGTTGTCAGCAGCTAAAGCAGCCTCCGCGGCATCAGCAGCGGCAGCATCAGCCGACAAGTCAGCAGCAACAGCAGACGCCGCAGCATTAGCTTCTGATGTGTCAGCAGCCGCAGCAGATGCAGCAGCATTCGCCTCTGACAGTGCCGCAGCATCAACTACAGCAGTAGCATCGAATATGACGACCCACATAGCAGGGTCGAATGCCACCGTGGATGTGTGAGCAGTAGCGCATAGATAGTAGGTATACGGTGTATAGTGTACAATGTCACCGCTGTCGTATGCTACACCACTAGACCATGCACCACGGTAGATAGGCACAGCTTCAATCAGGTGCGCCCAGTATGTAGGATGTGCTATACGCTCATCAGCGAATGAACCAGTAGGTGAACTACGATGACCTTCTTGACACCTGTATATAAGGTTGTCATCAACATCAACTACACGCTCACCTTCGATGTAGTCGGTAGAGTTAGTCCACTCACCTTTGACATGTGATATACCTGCTTGTGTCAACAATGCATCAAGCAGCGTCCAGTTGGAATACTCAAGTGTATGCCAACGAGGTGTGTCGAAGTTAATAAGCTTGAAGTCGTAATTAGGTGTAAAGCCGCGTATATTGGCTACCATGTCATTGCCACCATGATATGATGTGGCAATGAAGCCAGTGCGCCTTGGCCGCTTGTGATGTGGTAGGTAGTTAGATAGCACATTTCTTTAATCTTGTCAATAGGTTGCAATCATCCTCTTACTACGCTTCCACGCTGATACAAGAAGCTTACAGCATTGATTGAGAGTGATTTCACACTACTTCCACTTACACGTGCTTTCATCAACTTGAACCTAACTGGCATCTGCCACAGCTTCTGCTCACGTGTACGTCTACCTGCACCATACACCTGTGCACCTGATCCATATGCGCCTGTGTCATTAGGCACGAAGGTCAAGTTGCGTGCTGGTTTGAGCTTACCTGTGTCTGCGTCCTTGTATATGTTGTCAGAGAACAGTGATAGTGTGAACTCTGCACTACCTGTTGCGTCTAAGTGTGCAAAGCGTAATGCCTTGGTCAACTGACGTGCACCGAAGTCTGCCCACGGCAACTCCCATGCAAAGTCAATCGGCTCACCTAGATACTCCTCCCAACTATCAATCGCTATCTCACGTGCCTCAGAGAAACTAGGTGCAGTTGTAGTTACTTCTTCAATGCACTTATACACTAAGTCATCATCACCATCATACACACGGTCGCCAACGATGTACTTCTGTCCACTCGTCCAATGTGCGAAGTCGTACATGCGATGCCAATCGGCTGTCACATGGTAATCAGGTGAGCCGTAGCGCATCATGAAGCCGTCAGGTGTGAATAGAAACACGCGACCTTCGACTGTGTTGCAGCCGCAGTTGAAGCGTAGGAACTTGTTAGTCTTGAACCTAGACCACGCTGTGAGCTTTAGCTGTGGTACATAGTGGTAGATGTAACCAATGGTGCCATCTATCACAGGTTCAACCAACACGTCCTTACCACCACCGTTCAACGACTCCGCTGGTGTAGCTGGTATGAGCGTTGTACCTATCTCTATCATCACGTAGTTTTCGTTTAACACACTGTATATCTTACGTTCACCATTGATGTTTGCGTCTATGATACCGCCGAAGCCTGTGGCACGACTGATCTTAACGAAGTCGCCTTCCTCTAGCTGATGATCATCTATACGCATAATGAGTGTGTTCTTCAACTCGTTATGCACTGCCATGTCACGGTCGAAGTAGAACGGATCAATCGTCAGTAGTCGATTGTCTGCTACGTCGAACTTAGGCAGATAGAAGTGTACACACTTGTTCTTACCATCGAAGAAGCCAAACGTCTTAAGCCGCATTGTCTCCTTCTTCAACCTGCCAATGTGTGCACTCATCATGCTCTCGATGTAGTTGCTCACACGCTCAGGGATGACGGAGTTGTTGACGCTCGACAGCTTCGCACTAGGTACACCGTTGAAGTCGATCATGAACACGTCGCTGCCTATCTCAACGATAGAACGAGGTGCACTAGTACCGAAGCTGTTGAGTGTGTCTACTGGCTGTGGATCATGCATGTCACCACCAGCAACAGTAGTCTCTGCACCGTACTTCATCAGCGTGGTAGCTGTAGGCTGTATAACGAGGATGGTGTCTTTGATCGTAGCAAAGCCCCGTACTGTTTGCTCAGGACTAGCGACGACCTTACTCATGTCAATGTCTACAGCGTCACCCGCACCGGGTGCATCTGAATAGACCATAGCTGTGTCTTTAGCTGCTATACGTATCGACGTGATGTATTCAGGTTGTGTGGCTATCTCTGTGTCATGGATGGTGAAGTAGCGGAATGCTGACTTGCACGCATCGAACGCTGGCACCTTAGCGTTGCTGCTGCTATTGCCGGGGTCTACTAGGTACTGGATGATGTCTGTACGTGTGAAGTCGATAGACAGTGGCTTGTCTCTACCGTTGCAGCATATCAACTCCTTACCGAATATGTCACTAGCTATCAACTCACTCTTTGTCCATGCAATAGGATTGCCTACTAGTGCGAAGGCAGCAGCAGAACTCCATATGAGTTGCATGTTCTTATCACGGTCAATGCGTAGTATCTCACCAATGCTAGTCCACACGATGACGTAGTTGGCGAAGTACTTGCACTCTATAGGTTCACCACCTAGCGCATGTGTATCGACGTTGAAGTTGACACTATCGACTGCACTAGTGCCTGCGGCTAGTGCTGAGTTGGTGACTACAATCTCAAGTGCATTGGCATTGACGATACGACGCACACCGTGTGTACCATTGATCATTGCCTCTGTGATGCCGTTGAATGGTATCTCCCAGCCGTTGATCGTGATATGTGCGTTAGAGCCTGTCAATCCATGCGTGATGTTGAGTGTTACAACACGTGACTCTGCTACAACGCTAATGGACATGTCAGCAGCACTGAAGGCAGTCTCACCACCCTGCTTCAACTTCAACCACATCTCGTAGCCGGGGCGTGGTCCTACACGTCGATCTGTATAGGTGATCATGTTGTCGAACACAGGTGCGAACTTGCTCGTCAAGTTCTGCTCACTGTCAACGACGTTCAGTCCACCACCAAAGTCTCTGATAGTGGTGTTCTGTAGCTTAGGTGTAGGACGCGGCTTAGGTCTAGCTGCAACCTTGGGCGCTCTAGACAACATCTGCACCATTAGGTCCACCTATTCAGAGTAGAGCGCGATGCTCGCACGGTGTTGAGTGGTATGTTGAATTGCTGTCTGTTGAACTGCGCTAGTGCATCTTGGAACAGTGCCTTGAACTTGTCACTAGCACCCGGATTGGTGCCGTCATCTTCAAGCACATCCCAGCAGCTACCTAGCAGCAATAGCTGTGTGTCGAGGTGTATCTCGTCGCTGTCCTCCTCGAAGTCGTCAGGCTTAGTGCGATAGGTGATCCACACCTTGCCTTGTGTATTCAACGGTAGGATGCGAAACCACTTCTTCTTGTCAGTGGCTACAGGTTGAATGCTCATGTAGTTGATGTCGATACCACGTGAATGTGGTGGTGCTAATGATAGCGGGTTGTATGAGTTCTCACTGAATACACTATGTATATCTCGCCAATCCTTGATCTTGTCACTCAAGTCCTCAACGACCATACCTGTCGTACCATCAAGTACGTGTTCCTCTTGATACACTGTATACTCTGGTATCCAGTATTCACGGAACAGCATATCGAACTTGTGTTGTATAGCTAGCTGTATGCGTGGCTCAGCGTATATCTGTGCATCTAGCCCTTCGACTAGCGCAAGTCGCTGCAACACCTTAGTCACAAGGCTGCCGAACAAGATCATCTTGCGCTCCTGTAGTTAGAGTAGCCCACACACTGGGGTGGTGTGTGAGCTACCCCGTTGTCTAGCCACCGGGAGGGAATGAGCTAGACTACTACTCTGGTTCGTACAGGTCGCTACTCTTGATGACCTTCTCACTGCCATCTTCAAAGATGATCGTCACTTGGTCATGAATAGTACTCAACTCATAACCATCGTCACCTTGACGAGATGATCTACGTGCTACGATCTTCTTGTCTGCGAACGTAGTACGCAGCTTCTGCGGCTTCGGTGGTGCCTCTGCCGGTGTAGGTGTATGCATAGGATGCTGCGTCGTTGGTGGTTGATATGCAGGTTCTTTAGCCATTGTATCCTCCGTTAGACGATGACGTGTGCAGAACCATGCAGATTGCTGCGATCAACGAAGCATGAGAAGCGATACCAACGAGTGCCATCAGGTGCCGCTGCTGGCGTATACGTACCACGTGGGTCGAAGCTTGTGAGTGTCTGCACGTTGACACCAGCAACAAGCGCACCCGCTGCTGCTGTGACATCGCTCGTCAACTCACCGAGGAGTGAGGTGTGCAGCACTTTGTAAGGCACACCGAGAACAGCACCAACGCCGATGCTGAACGTACCCGCTGCTGGCACGGTAACATAGGCGATGTCCTTGAACATCTTCTTACTAAGGACTGCGCCAGCAATAAGCGTGACGTTCTCTTTGATTGCTTGACCGAGATAGTCATAGCCAACAATCACGCCAGCACCACCGGCACCAGCAGTAACACTGATGTTGCGACCATAACGACCCATGATGAAGTCAGTCATCACAGCAGTAGGCACAACATTGCCTGCCGCAGCGAGAACTGTACCGTTGGCAAGCGACGTAGCACTTGCTGCTGCGAGCGCTGGGATGTCAACAGTAGTAATACCGTCAACGCCGACATCAGCCGCGTAGCACAACTGGTCTACACGGCAACTGATGCGACGCATACCCGAGGTAGCGACTTGTACTGCCATTTACTTGTCCTCTTTATCTGTGACACTGCCAAGCAGCTTGTCAACCAACGCTGGGTCAGTTTCGAGGAGCTGCGTAATAGTGTCGAGTGCTTGTTTCTGCTTCGTGGAGAGTGCAGCGTTAGCTTGCTGCATTCCTACTGGTGTATCGTCGCCGCCATCTACCAACAGTGGTATCAGGTTGCGATCAAGCTTTTGACGTACAACCTCCTCATGCGTGAGGAATACACTGTCACCGCGGAGTGTGCGTACCATGTAGCCGTCGATGGTTACATCAGTAGGCACAATGCGGAAGCCTATCTCGTCCTTCACTGTGCGATTGACGACAGTATGACGCTTCATAGGCTCAATCGTGTATGCAGGTACAGCTTTCTGCTTCTGATCCATGCTAAGTGCTTGCATGGGTCTGTTCTCAAAGCTGACTACTTCTGCCATTGTAGGCTCCTTGTTAGTCGTTGACTACTGCGTGTGTGCGATACTGCTTCCACGTGCAGAACTGGCACTGCGTGATGACACGTTGTCCGTAGCCGTCAATCGTCCACGGTGCAGTGAGGTCAACATTCTTCATGTTGTTGTCACCGAGGATGTGCAGACGCAGATACGTGTCGTTGAGGAAGTAGGCACGATCAACGGGGCAGCTCTCATCATAGATGATCGGTACACCGTTGTGGCTGATGCCGTCGAAGCCTAAGTCCATCATGCGCTTACCCGCTCCCGTGTTATTGAGGGGGATGGTAAGCTTGCTGCGAACAGCAGCGCGATACAGGCGATAGTGGTTACGACCTGCGATGATGACCTTGGGACGCTCTGTACCCTGTTTGAGATCAAGTAGTACGTCGTCGTATGCTTCTTCGATGTTCGTAGCGTTGAGAGTACCTGCGAAGTCATAGGACGAAGAACGCCACTGTACTTCTGCTGCACGATCCACACCGGCAAGAGAGCCAGTAGTAGGATCATCAGGTATGAGAAGTGCCAAGCCGTTCGGATCGTTGCCACCACCAAGGCCATACAGGTAGCCGCTGAACTTCTCCTTGATTGAGAGTTCAAGAGCTTCAAGCTTGCCCTGTAGCAACTTAACTGCCGCCTGTTCACCCTTGTTCTCGTCTTCCTCTTGATTAGAGATGATCACTGTACCAGCAATACGTGACCACCTGTATTCAAGCTTGATGAACTCTTGCGTCTGCTGGACGGGGAGAGAGTCGTAGTAGCTATAGCTGCCCACTGTCGGATTGCGACCAGTCAACAGGGGGTTAGTGATGTTGTAACCGCTGCTCTCGTTCTCAATGCGGTCACGTGCGAAGCACCACGCCATAAGCGCATTGCTCTGCATAGCGGCGACGATGAGCTTCTTACGACTACGCTCAATCGTCGTTGCCAGGACGTTTTGAAGTACAGGCATCGTGTGTGTACCTTATTTGCTGTTGAGTTCTGAGTAGACCGCATTAGCAATGTCACGCCAAGGCGCGCTGCTCTTGAAGTCTCCTCGTGAGCCGTTTGTAGTGCTATTAGTTGGCAAGTTGCCCGCTGGCGCACCGCGCATGTCACCCGGTGTTGACTGTCTACGTTGACCATTGCCGCGCTTAGCGTATGCCTCAAGCTGTGGGCGCAATGGTGATGTGAAGTCCATGCCTCTGCGTTCAACCCAACTACGAAGTTCAAAGTACGCGCGTTCAGGCGTCAAGCCATGTTGCTGTACTAGGTTGCTAATCTCTACACCATGCGTTTCAGCATGTGGGTGATGTTGAACAAAGTTCTCCATCTGCTCTTGTGCGCGTTCTTCAATCTGCGCTTGTCGTTCTCTAGCTTGCGTCTGCTTCTCAAGTGGACCCAAGCGACGATCCAACTCTTGCTTAATGACGCTAGCGTTGATAGCAGGGACGGCATCATGGCCGAGTATCTGCTCCATCGTGGCACCTGCCGCTAGTACGCGAGCTATAACATCGCGCACGGCAGTGATGGGGTCTTTCTCAGCCAACGCACGTAGCTGCAATGCCTCTCTCACCTGATCGTGATTGAGGTTAGCCTGCTTCATAGCAACGTCGATCTCTTTATATTGATTGAGAGCGGCGTGCATCTTCCGTGTCTCGCGTGCAGCCTGATTAGCAGCATACTGTGCACGGTTGAGATTGTATGCTAGCTGCTTCTCTCGTCGCGTTGTAGCAACGATGTTACCCTTAGCATCAAGCAACTCACCGCGCGGCCCCTTGCGTGGCTTGTCGGTGAATAGCTGATCCTTGTCCTCGCGCTGTTTAGCGACGTGACGATCACTGCCAGTTTCAGGACGATCCTGTGGCTGGTTGTCAGATGGTGTGTTATCGTCTAACTGAGGTTGTGATAGTGGTTGATCTTGCTGTTCAGCACTATCACTCCCCTCATCACCACCTTCCTGAGGTTGCGGAGCGTCTTTGATGCCAAAGCTGTCGCCTACCTGAGACATCAGGTCTTTATCTTGTTCGGCCATTGAAGCCCCCTTATGCGGCAGCGCCGCTTTGCATCTGTTGCATCATCTGCATAGCTATTTCAGCTACACTCTTGCCACGTGCAAGTTGTACACCGAGTGATTGCTTAATCTCAGGTGGCAAGCCGTCAATAAGTCCAGCTACTTCTTGCACTATTGAGGCGATGTCGTCAATCTGCGGCATACCACCACCCTGTGCGCCACCACCCTGTGCACCCTGCGCCTGACCACGCGCTTTCATAGCTTCAACGACCATCTCTTGCTTACGGTCAGCACCTTGCTGTGCACCGTCTTGTTCCATCTGCTGTTGTTGTACTTCTTCAGGTGCAGGTGCAGATGTCTCCTTGACTATGCCCTTGTATATCAATTCCCAGTCTTCTTTACTCACAAGCACGTTGTCGAACGCAGAGGCGAGCACTTTGAGTGATACCACTGCTGCGATTGGTGTAGCACGTGTGAATTGGCCTATGACTTGCGAGATTTGGAGCGCTTGCTCCTTCTTCGCACGTGATGTTGGCTTAAGAGTGCTACCACCGACGACGCGAGGTGTGAATTTGGTACGGATCGTCATAGGATCGAAGTTTTCCCACTCCTCTGCGAACTTATCACCTAAAAGACCAGCTACTTCCTCTTTAGGCATGAATTGTATGACCATTTGCGCTGTCAACCAGAGGATTGTGCCTACACTGTCCTCGATTGCGTCCATTTTCTCGTCTGCGCGTGTCTGAACCTGACTTTCGTAGCTCTCGATGGCACGATTTGTGGTGTTTGTCTTGTATTCTACACCACGTTGCACTGATGCTACGCCAGATAGACGGTCAATTGCGTCTAGTACGGGCTTTTTGTCGAAAAACTTGATCGCTTCTGCGCTTGGAGGCAACAATGGGCCAAGTACGTCACCAATCTTCTTGCCTTCAGGTAGATCAAGGCCAATGACGTTGGTATCCATCGTGCCATTGATGATGCCTTCAAGGAGCGATGTGTCCTTTAAGCTGTTCTTGTCATACGCCAGCTTGCCAGCAGCGAACTTACGCACCTTAGCCCACTCATTGTTGATGATGTTGATGTCATCCTGTTGATCTAAGTAGTAGGTGACTTCACCCTTGGCGTACATAGTAATTGGATCAGTATGAAACTCCATTGGTACAACGCTGAAGAACTGGTCAAGGTGATAAGGGTCATCCCAGACCCACAGTGGATAACACCAGTCGTTGCAGTTGTACAACTCGACACGTCGAGTGACCTTGTCCCATACATATACTACCTTCGTCATCTGCGCCGCGAGGAACGACTTCTGATCGCTGTATCCGTACTTGGCGTACTCGCTTGTACTATAACTAAACAGTTGGAAGTTGTCCGTCTGACCACGCTCACCTTGATCTGGTGATACTCCAGCTTTGATAACATTCGTAGGTGAGAATACACTTTCCCATTCATCGCTGTCAGGCTTCTTTCTCCCATAGCGAGCGCGCAGAAGTGAAGTATACATGAGGTCTTCAATCATCACCCAATTGCAAGCACCGCTAAGGTCTAACTCTGTAGCTGTAGGATCGACGATGATCTGATCAGGTCGGCGCACCTTGCACCACGGACCTGATGGTGTAAGCATGTCAATAGTATCTTCCAACGCAAGCAGCTTGCCTTCAGTCTCTTTGATGTCCTTCTGCGACTTAGCCTTCTCTAGTTCTAAAGCTAAACGCTGTATCTCTTCAAGTGCCTGCTCACTGCTGTTTTGTTTCAGTGTATATCCTACCTCGAACCAACCTACGTTGGTGAGTGTGGTGCTTACTATATTGCGCTTGACCTTACGCTTCAGGTTCAAGCCAGGTGATGTCTTCTTAGCAGCTAATACGTTGACTAGCTTCTCAATTATGCGGGCGCGTGGCTCGTCCTCTTTGTCCTCCACTGTAAACTCAGCGTCAGGGTTCTTCGTAAATAGCATTGGTACAAGTGCACTGACGTTGGCAAAGACGATGTTCTCTGTGCTGTTGAACTCACCCTGCATAGGTGTGCCAGCGGTGGAGTCGTTATCACCGCGGCGGTTGGATGCACCTTGACGAGTATGATCATGTCTGTAGTACCTGTAAGCTTCGTTCCATGCATCTAGCTGCTTAGACATTGCACTCTTACCCTGATCGTAGCGACTACGCCACAAGGGTCCGCGGTGCTTGCTAACAGGTATCTTGCTCTCACCTATGACACGATAGAGCGGCATGTCATCTGCTGGTGCTTCATCAGGTGATGTCACACCTTCATACGAGTTGAATGCACTACCATCTGTGTCAGTGGCATCAGGTGCACGTGGCGCTGTTAGCGGATCGTTGTAGTCATCAGCCATAGCGATGAGCCTTTGAGTTAGTCTTCGTCTTGTCGTTCTCTTGCCACATCATGTAGCTGGGTATGCGTTCTTCAGCGGCTATCTGATACTTGCCGATGTCAGGCATGTCACCTAGCAAGTACTTAGTTGTATCCATCGCATGGTCGTTGCGATCTATCGGCTTGTCAATGCGTTCACCAGAAGTAGATTGCTGCCAGAAGTAACCAGCAACTTCATCTGTCCACCAGTCAAGCTTGGCGTTGATGAATAGGCGAGGTGATCCTGCAACACGCTGAATGGGGTGTAACAGTGTACGATTGATGTTGAGATAAGAGCCAACCTTAACAATGCCGTTGTTGACATCATTGTTGCCACGCTTCATGTAGATGCCGTCATCCTTGAACATGTCGGCTATAGTCTTACCAACAGTGCGCTTGTTGATTGTCTTACGACCGAAGATGCTAGGGTCAGCTTGTATCTTGTGCATCTCGTCAATCTCAACTAGCCACTCCTTACGTATACGTCGTATACATGAAATCTGCTCATCAAGCGACATCTCTTTCTTATAGAAGCCATCGCATATGATGACATGCGACTCCGGTGTAACGAATGCTAAGATGTAGCAGGAGGCTTGTGCTTGCCCGTAATCGTATGCCTCAATCCAGTTAGGTTGATAATGTGTATCAATGTAGCCGTCAAACAACGAATGTATGTTCCCTTCTTGCAGTAGATGCACCGCTGCGTCGTACTGCGGATATACAAGTCCTTCGTAAGCCACCCATTTACCGAGTAAGAACCTATCCCGCTGTTGACCTTGATACATCGTTTCAAGGGTTTGGATGAAATCACCTCCTTCAGCTTCGTGAACATGTCTAAGTTCATATGTGCTGCCCTCTATGACTTCAATCAACAACTGCGGCTTGCCATCGTGTAGTACGGGCTTGCGATCAACATCACGTGCACAGATAAGGTCATCAGTGATCATACCTGTTGCCTTATATTGGGCAAGCGGTCTGACTAGCTTCGTGTATACCCAGTTGCCAGTTGGATTGCATGTCAACATCATCCAACGTGGACCTGTGACAGGCATCGTACCGTCATCACCTACATACCTAGCACGACCACGTAGACGACCGAACAAGTCGAGGAAGTCCTTGTGTGTGATCTCTGGGTCTTCCACTTGATCTACAATGACCCAATCAAATGTAGCTGACAGAAGGTTGCTGCTGCTGCTTTCTGTCTTAGTTCCTTGTTGAGCAATATATCTAAAATAGATTGTAGTTCCGTTCTTGAGATGACAGATGTTATCTCCGTTTTGTCCAACTGCAAATGACACAATCCATGTCGGTGGACACCACTTCTGAAACTCTTTGCGAATGGTGTCGTTAAGCTTGGGATAAGTTGATCGTGAAATAAGTCCAACTGAACCGGGGTACATGTCGCTGAGTTGTAGTGCTTTGATGACTGCTGCTGTTGTCTTGCCATTGCCAAAGCCCCCACCGTAGACTTGCACCTTCGCCTTGCTATGTAGAAAGCGATCCTGCAAGCTACCCTCTTTGAGTAGCAACTCAGGACGTTCAGCTACATTGACAGTGCGAGTACGAGCCATATCATTCCTACAAGACCGCTACCTACTATGAAGCCTACTATTGCACCAGCAGCTTCAGGTATCTGGAAGATTGACAACCAGTGCCGCATTATCTTCTTACACTGCACTTCTCTATCTGCAACAAGTTACGAGCGAGATGTCTGCAAGCTATCTCAGCATTGATAGCGTCAACGTCAGCGCGCGTATAGAACCGCTCAGGCACATGGTAACAACCTGACAACGCTACTGCTATCACTATGGCTACTACGACACGCATCAGCGTATATTCGTTTCGGCCCAGTTAGCACCTAGAGGACCAAGGAAGCGGTAGACTGAGCCTGTCGCGTTGTCTACACGCATTTCACCTGCGTAGCCTACAGTAGTTGGTACACCAGCAGCGAACGCAGTAGGTGCGTCATAGCTAGGATCAACTACACCATAGTAGCCGTTGGCGATGATACCCTGTCCGTCTTTGTTAGGTACACGTGCCATCACTTGTCTCCTTTGATCGGTGTCACGTCGATGGTAGGCATATGCTTAGGTGCAGCTATCTCACGTATGTGTCGTATAACGAGGCCACCCTCCAAGGAATGACGATGCTCCATCACCTGCTTAGGACTAAAACCACCACGATCTAGCATGTTCATTGCTATGCGAGCCTTAGTAGCAGGTCTAGTCTCTTCATCCTCTAACAAGTCCTCAAGCTTATCAAGCGCGCCAGCAGACATGCCGTCGATGCGCTTCTGCACGTTGTCAGCAGTCAACGCAGCTAGGTTGTCACGTAGTAGGATGTCCAACTGCCCGAACAGTTGTAGCCCTTTGATCATGTCAACTTGACTGATCTTCAACCCTGTAGCTTCAGCTATCTCAGCGTCATTGATACCTAGGTTGTAGTATAACCAAACAACACCAGCCGTAGTCACTGCCTTTGTATCAGCCGGAAGATCAATAAGACCACGACGAATGGCACGGTTGTTGCGATCACGACCTCGTACAACAGTAGCTTCTTTCGTTTGCCTAGTACGCGACGTTTGTTGCTGTATAACGCTATCTGGCGACGTGTTAGGTAGTATCGCCTGACCCGTCGTAGTGTCGATGATAAGTCCATTTGCTAATGGTAGATCAGTCATCGTGTGCGTGGTCCGCGCTTAACGCCTGTCTGTGCAACACCGCGGTCTTGTGCAGCGGCGTCACGATACATCTGCCTAATCATATCCTGATTAGTGCCTTTGGTAGCTTTAGTTGATGCAGTAGGTGCACCGGGACCGCTCATACGTGGCCCACCTATTCCGGGTGGACGCATACGCGGACCACCGGGTATATCACCACCGAGCGATGCACTGATAGCTGCATCCATACCACCTCCACCTGTAGGCACACCACGCGGCATAGCTCCACCTCCACCTGTCTTGCTACTAAGGATTTGTTGTGCAGCGGCTAAGTCTTGTGCTGTAGGCATACCACCAGCACCACTACCCGGACCTTGTGCTTGTCCTTGCATGTCAGCAGGGGAGCCTTGTGCTTGTGCCTCCATGCCTTCATACTCAGCATCAGCGTCGTCAGCTACTTCAGCTTCATCGGGGGCGGAAGGTGCAGAACCTGTGGGCTGTGCAGGTGGAGCAGGTCCACTTTCACCTTCCGCAGCAGCGTCAGTGGGTCCGCCGTCACCACCTTCGCCACTAAGTTGACCAGCACCTTCTTCAATCCAAGCTTTAGATGCTTCAACTAATTCATCAGGGTCTACTTCCTGACCTGTAAGCTGTGAGATAGCTTGTGCAGCTTGTTCAGGTGACATCTGTGCAAGCTGTGCCATCATGTTGGTGACATCACTACCACTCATGCCTTGCATCATCTGCATGAGTTGTTGCTGCATCTCAGGTGGTATAGATGCAGGCATAGCTTGTGCACCACCACCAATCTCTACTTGTGCTTCATCGGGCATGTGCTTCTCCACCGCTACCAGCTACTATCCCTGCACCAGTGCCTACGACACCAGCACCTATGGCGTACTTCTTAATGATATTGAGTATGTCTGTATCACTCACTACGTGATTGTATGTAGGAGTAGGCTTCTCTATCGTGTACCGATTAGCTTCAGCAGGGTAAGCACGCAACATGCGATCCATGTGACGCTTAGCATCATCTTCAGTTCTAAACGTCATACGCTGCGCTGGATCACGTGAGACATGTTCCATTACGAATGGCTTATCACGTAGCTCAACTGATCCTTGATCTAAATAGCGTATACCCGGTATGCCCGCTTCTTGCAGTTGCTCTGACGCATGTTGTCTAGCTTCACCGGGTGTATGAGCACCTGCACGGTGTAGTCTGCCATATATGTTACGACCTGTAGCATCAGGTGTGAACACTTGGTTGTATGCAGTGTTAGATGGATGAATACCACGTAATGCTTCTTGAACGTATGGTGATTGCTTAGTGAGTGTCTTATCCCAATCTAAGAACTGTTCAGGTGCAGCGTTGATGTTCACATCGTATACATGTGCACCGACAGGCTTATCAGCTCTCAAGTGTTCAAACGCTTGGATGTTACGAGGAGATGGATTCTTCCTTATCATCAGTTCAAGTTCACGCATAGCAGCATCTTTGTCGTAGTCTGTTGCTTGCATCATTCGTGTAGCGTAGCCACGTGGTGAGACTTCACTTGCTACACGTGGTGTGAACTCACGCCAGTACTCACTACGATCAGGACCACTTACACGTGGGTTCTCAGCTAGGTAGATACCACGACCGTATGAGTTAGCACCTTGACCTGTACCTATCTTACTCATGTCGAACTTGGTGAACTCATGCGGCGAAGCGTGCCATGCACGTATACCCTTAGCACCTTTAACAAGCGGCCTAGCGAATGGTATAGGCAACATACCAGCCATACCAAGTGTCAACCCAACAGGATCATGCGCCTGTGCAGCATCTACTACATCAGGCGCACCACCTACAACAGGGATGAAGCCGAACATATTCTCTGCTATGTCTTGCTGCATCTGTTGCATAGGGTCGTATACTTTAGGCATCATCTGTTTGATGATACCGGGTTGGTCGGCTTTGGCAGGTATATCAAATGACTTAGGCAGCGGCTCCTTTAGCTTGGTAGCAGCTACATCTATCCAACTGTCGTCAACAGATGTGCTGTCGTCTTCAGCCATCGTGCTGACTACCTGTTGATAGTACCAGCCATGCTACCACCACCGTTGCCAGACTTGTCAACAGGGTAGCCGCTAGTCGCTACGTTAGGTGTAGCAGCAAGAGGCATAGGCATGAAGTAAGGAGTCATCTGCGATTGGAATGCTTCCTTCTCATTGATGGTGGTGTTGTGCTGTGGTACAACGAAGTAGTCAGCTACAGGACGTTGACCACCTTGGTTCAGCCCATCAGCTTGTATAGCTTGAACCTGTTTAACTGCTAACACAGTACCAGCACCTACACCGTTAGCCAGTGCACGACCTATCTCACCGAAGTGCTGACCACCGACTGATTGCGTGAGGCGTGCTACACTACGCATCGTAGCAGTACCTTGCAGCATCGGTGCATACGGCTGTCCGAATTGATTATCCCAACCACCGGCCCATGCTGGCATGATGTGTCTCCTTGTGATGTAGTAATAATTGCCTATCATCGGCCATAGCATGAAACACATGATTTGTCAATAGCTTACACGTATATACACTGTGTAAGTCCGGCCCGAAGGGCCGGTCGATGGAGAAGCCATGCAACTGTACCTTGCGCCTGTATACTATATGTGATATATACAACACGTTGCGTTGATACTACTTAGCACTCACAGCTATAGCTCATACTAGGGCATATAGCGTGAGTGCTATTTTTATTTATATATACTAGGTACTTATGTATACATGGCGCACCAGTTCGAGCATGGGGGGAGTGCTTGACATGTGTATAATTCACGTGCACATGCAGTGTGTGTTGCAGCCTCGCGCTTGCGCGCTCGTCCGCCAAGTCAAGCCCATTTTGGAATGAGCGGGGGACATACCACATATAGTAGGTATGCAGCAGACGCAGACTAGATGTAGTATGTACACTGCCATGCGTCGGGCGCATACCATGCACTGCGCGCATAGCTATATGTGGTATAGCACTTG